AAGGAAGGCGGCGCCGGCGGCCGCTTTCTCGAACTGACCTGTTCCGCGAGGACCGACCGATGAGCGTCACCGTCTCCGTCTCGGGCCTCCGCGAGATCGAGGCCCAGCTTGCCAACCTCTCCCGCGCCGCCGGCAAGGGCGCACTCCGCCGGGCGCTCCACCGGGCGGCGAAGCCTCTGGCCGAGCTCGCGGCCAGCAAGGCGCCCGAGCGCAGCGGCGCGCTGAAGGGCTCGATCATCGTCGGCGCGAAGCTCAACGGCCGCCAGACCCGGCTGCACCGACGCCTGTTCCGCGACGAGCGCGCCGCAGTCGAGCTCTTCGTCGGCCCCTCCTACCTGCGGGGCGACGGCGGCCGGCACGGCCACCTCGTCGAGTTCGGCACGCTCCACATGGCCGCCCAACCCTTCCTGCGCCCGGCCTGGGATCAGGACCGCGAGGCCCTCCTCGAGCGGCTCCGCGCCGATCTCGGGGAGCAGGTCTCGAAGGCCGTCGCCCGCGCCGAGAAACGCGCGGCCCGAGCGGCGGCCAGAAGGACAGGATCATGACAGAAGAGAAGAAGCACCCCGACGCGGTGGTGCGCCAGCTCGCCGATCTGGCGGCGCAGCATGGCTACGGCCTCATGGCGGTCGAGCTCGTCAGCCGCACGCCGGTCGGCGTGACCGTGCCGCGTCATATCTATGGCGCCCCCCGCCCAGCCTCGGAGGGCTGAACCATGGAGGAAGATCTCCGCGCCCTCCTCCTCGACGCGCCGGCAGTCACCGCGCTGGTAGGCCCGCGCGTCAACTTCGGCCGCCACCCGCAGGGCGAGCCGCTGCCGGCGCTGGTGCTCACCACGGTGAGCGACCGCGAGGGGCTCACGCTCGACGGGCCGGACGGGCTGCAGCGCGCCCGCGTCCAGATCGACTGCTGGGCAGCAAGCTATGGCGAGGCCAAGCGCCTCTCCCGCGCGGTGCGGCAGCGCCTCCACGGTCACTCCGGCGGGGGCTTCCGCGCCCTCATCCTCGAGGCCGCGCGCGATCTCGGCGCGCCCGAGGCTCCCGGGCGGCCCTTCCGGGTTTCGCTCGACTTTCTCGTCACCTACTCAGCATAGGAGGGCCCGATGGCCAGCAGACAGATCACCGCCTATGGCGCAAAGGTGGAGCGATCCACCGATGGAGAGGCATACACCCCGATCCCGGAATGCAAGGGGATCGCGGTGCCCTCGGTCGAGACCGACTATCTCGAGGCGACCTCGCTCGACAGCCCGAACGGCTTCAAGGAGTACATCAAGGGCCTGAAGGACGCGGGCACCATCTCGCTCCCCTGCGGCTATACGGCGGACGGCTACGAGCAGCAGCTGGCCGACCAGGCCGCCCGCGACCCGATCTTCTACCGCACCACGCTCGCCCCCGCCCCGGGCCAGGCCACCGGCGACATCTTCACCTTCCGCGGTTTCCCCACGCCGCAGATCGAGGGCAACGATGTGGGCGCCATCGTCGGCATGACGATCTCGATCCGCACCACCGGCGATGTCGCCTGGACCAAGGGAGCTGCGGCATGAGCACGGTGCGCGGGATCCCGTTCGAGGCCGCGGGCACCGTCCGCACCCTCGCCTTCACCACGGCGGCGATGGTCCGCTATCAGCGCGCGGCCGGCGAGACGCTGATCGCGGGCGTGCTCGCGGTCGAGCGCGACGGGTTCGACGCCGAGCGCGTCGGCCGGCTCGTCAATGCCGGGCTCGGCGGCAAGCTCACCGAGGAGGAGGTCTTCGCCCTGATCGACGCCGTGGGCTATACCGAGGCGATCCGGCTCATCGGCCGGGCGTTCAAGGAAGCCTTCCCGGTGCCGGAGCCGAAGGCCGCCCCCGACGCGGCGGAGGAACCCGCGGGAAACGGCGCGGGGAGGTCGGAGACGACCCCGACCCCGTAGCCCCGCTCCTCGAGCATTGGCTGGGCGAGGCGCTCGACTGCGAGCAGTTCTGGCGCCTCACGCCGCGCGAGGTGGTCGAGGTGCTCCGCGCCCGGGGCCGCCACCGCACGCGGCGCCTCGAGGAGCACCGGGCGCTCGCCCATTATCTCGCCGGCCTCTCGGCCTTCGCCTTCCACGATCCGAAGGCCATGCCCGACTTCCGCCCCGCCGGCGCCCCGCCCCGCGCGGCCGAGGCCGCCGTCCATACCGCCGACCACGAGCGGGTGCGCGGCGTGCTGATCGGCATGGCGCTCCGCGCCCGCTGATCCGGTCCGCCATTCGCGCTTCGTGAACGGCGTCCCCCTCCCGCATCCCCTCCCTCTCCTTGAAAGGCAGGTGCCATGTCCGCATCGGTGATCGGCGCGCTGAGGGTGAACCTCGGCCTCGACAGCGCAGAGTTCCAGACCGGGCTGAAGAAGGCGCAAGGCTCTCTGGGCCTCGCCGCGCGCTCCTTCCTGGCCTTCTCGGCCGTGGGGGCCACGGCGGGCGCGGCGCTCACCGGGATCGTGGCGCCCACCGCGCGGGCGGCGAACGAGATCTCGCGGCTCTCCCAGGTCGCCAACACCACGCCCGAGGCGCTGCAGCGCTGGTCGGCGGGGGCGCGGACGGTGGGGGTCGAGCAGGAGAAGCTCGCCGACATCCTGAAGGATGTGAACGACAAGGTGGGCGACTTCCTCTCGACCGGCGGCGGCGAGATGAAGGACTTCTTCGAGCAGATCGCCCCGAAGGTGGGCGTCACGGCGGAGCAGTTCCGCAACCTCTCGGGGCCGCAGGCGCTGCAGCTCTATGTCTCGAGCCTCGAGAAGGCGGGCGTCTCGCAGGCGGAGATGACCTTCTATATGGAGGCCATCGCGAACGACGCGACCCTCCTCCTGCCGCTTCTGCGTGACAATGGCGCCGAGATGGACCGCCTCGGGGCGGCGGCGGCCGGGCTCGGCGCGGTGCTCGGCGATGAGGCGGTCGAGGCGCTGCGGCGGACGCATCTGGCGCTCGGGCAGGTCTCGACGGCCGTCGCCGGCGCGCGCGACCGGATGGCGGCGGACCTCGCCCCGGCGGTCGAGGCGATGGCGCTCGCCTTCACCGCCTCGATGCAGGAGGGCGGCGCGCTCAGGTCCGTGCTCGACGGGCTCGGCACGGTGGCGGCCGGGGCGGCGCAGGGGCTCCTGACGCTCGCCGATCATGCCGACATTCTCGCGTCCGGGCTGGTGGGCATTGCCGCGACCGCAGTGCCCAGCCTCGTGGCTTCGCTCGCCACCATGACCAGCGGCATGGGGATCGCGACGCTCGCCACCACTGCGCTGACGGGCGCACTCGGCGCGCTCCGCACCGCCATCGCGATTGCCGGCGGGCCGTGGGGGATCCTCGCCGGGGCGATTGCCTCGGCCGCAGCCTATTTCCTCGTCTTCCGCGACAACGCGGGCCTGGCCGAGACCGCGGCCTATGACATGGCGGCGGCCGAGGCGGCGCTGCGCGGCGAGCTCGAGGCCTTCGCCACCGCCTCGAGCCCGGCTGCGCGCGAGGAGAGCCGCAAGCGCGTCATCGCGCATTATGAGCAGGCGAAGGCGGCGCTGACCGCGGCCGAGGCCGAGCTCGCGCTGGCCGAAGCCATGGGCGAGGACATCCAGCCGGGATCCCTGATGGATCAGGCCGGCCCGGAGGAGGGATCGCGCAGCCTCGATGCGCGCCGCGAGAAGGTGCGCGAGCTCACGCGGAACGTCCGCGAGATGGCCGAGGCGGTGAAGCAGGTCACCGCCACCGGCGGCGGCGGGGCGACTGTGATCCCCGCGCCGAAGGCGGTGGCCGCCACCACGGCCGAGGTGAAGAAGCTCGGCGGTGCCGGCAAGAAGGCAGGGAGCGATCTCAAGGAGGGCATGACGGAGGCCGAGGCGGCGGCGAAGCGGCTGGCCGACACGCTCGCGACCAACGTCTCGCAGGCGATCAACAGCCTCGTCGACGGCGCCGTGGACTGGATGCTCGACGGCTTCCGCGGCGGCTTCCGGGGCCTTCTCGATCTGGGCAAACAGACGGTGCGGGAGCTCGTCGCCCTCTTCCTGAAGAACAGCTTCACCGTCCGCGTGGGTCTGGGCGTCTCGGGCGGCTGGTCGGCCGGCGGATACAGCCTCGCCGGCACGTCCTCGGGCGGCGGCGGGGGCCTCGGCTTCCTCGGCAACATCGGCGGCGCGATGGGCAACTTCATCGGCGGCATCACCGGGCCGCTGCAGGCCGGGCTCGCGGCCGCGATGGAGGGCGGGCTCTCGGCGGGGGTGCAGGCCTGGACCGCCTCGATGAACGCGAGCGCGGCCGGTGTCTTCGGCGGGGCTTCCGCGCTCGGCACCATCGCGGGCTCGCTTCTGGGCGGCGCGGCCATCGGCGGGTTCCTCTCGGGGGGCTACAGCCTGATCGGCAGGAACCCCTCGATCACCAGCGGCCTCGGCGCGGGCATCGGCTTTCTGGCCGGCGGGCCCATCGGGGCGCTGATCGGCGGCGCTGTGGGGGGCGTGGCGAACGCGCTCTTCGGGCGGAAGCTGAAGGATTCGGGCCTCGAGGGCCGCTATGTCGACGGCACCTTCAGCGGCAATACCTACCAGTTCTACAAGGGCGGCGTCTTCCGCTCGAACAAGACCAAACGGAAGGCGCTCGATCCCGAGATGCAGGCCGCGCTCGACGAGACGCTCGATGCGATGCGGATCAGCGTGGGCGGCGCGGCCGCCATGCTCGGCTCCGCGGAGAACGCGCTCGAGGGCTTCTCCACCTCGTTCAAGTTCTCGACCAAGGGCATGAGCGCGGAGGAGGCGCAGGCCGCGCTCGAGGCGCAGCTCGGCCGGATCTCCGACGAGATGGTGGCGCAGATCTTCGGGACGAAGACGCAGGTCGCCGAAGGAAGCGGCCTCTTCGCCACGCTGAGCCGGTTGGGCCAGAACCTGCCCGGCCTCCTCGGCGGAGTGACGCGGACGGTCTACCAGCTCTCCGACGAGTTCAAGGCGCTGCAGGTCACCGGCGAGACCGCCACCGAGACGCTCACCCGGCTCGCGGGCGCGCTGTCGT